TTTTTTTAAAGGGGTTGATTTTATGTTTTAGTTCTAATATAATACATCCCATAAGATAAAGAGATAATATTATCACATAAATCGCAGGAGATTCAAAATGGCTTATTCAAATATCACTACTTACAAACCGGAAGGGGTTAGAACTTTAGATGTTCATTGGAACCACGGAATTTTGCGTGTAACGCATGATGCGGAATTATGTTTAAGTGAAGATCGCGGTGTGGTAACCATGTTCGTGTACGAGCCCATTTTAGATGAAGAGTTTGTTTTAGCAGAGATCGCTTTAGATGTTAAACCATCCAAAATGGACGAATCTCAATATGGTGCATTCTTTTGGTTAATGCAAGAATACGAAGAAGGTATCGATATTACCAAAACAACCCAATTGGAAGATACCTTTCACAAAACGTTGGAGCATTTCCGTAAATTGGGGTTAATCAAATAATGGATATCAGTCAAAAATTAGCAGAGTTCAAACATAACCTTCGGTTAATGATTCAAAGATCAAAGTTTAGTCCTTTGTTGCAAAATCGCGTAACCGAAAACTCTCCTGCTGGAGAATATCTGAAATCTCGTGGATTGTCGGTGGATTTGGAAGCTTATGACTTCGAAGGATCGTTCAATTATCGAGGTAAGGAATATCAGGTTCCAGATTCTATTGTAATTCCAATGCGTAATCGAAATGGGGTATTGCAAGGAGTTTGGATTCGTTTTTTGCAAGAGAAAAGATTCTTTATTTGGTTGGTAGATGACACCGTTCAAAAGTTTTGGTTGGATATCCGAGCAGAACCGGGTGAGGATGAACCGGTTTACATCGCAGAAAGTATTTTCGATGCGTTGAGTTTAAGAGAACTCTTTGGTTTCAAAAATGTTGGGGCTTGCTTAGGAATCGCCGCGTCAGCGGAAATGCAAGAAGCTTTGAAAGATTTCGAAGTGGTAATGTGTTTTGACCGCGATTCTGCCGGTTACAAAGGGATGTTAGCTCATCTAAACAATCCAAGAACTCAACATTGGAAAGTACTAGAAATTTTATCAAAAAATGTTGACCTTTCCGGAATCAAGGATTATAATGATGTTATCAAATTAGGAAATTTGGATGAATTTAGTTATAATATCAAATCATCCATTCAAGCAAAAATTTACATCAAATCAAAATTATAACGTAACGAAGATATACGCTAAAACGTAAACTTTCGAGAATTTAGGAGTAACAGAATTATGACCGACCTTCAAGACTTACAGGATTTGGACTTACCAAATGTTAAAGATCCGGAATTACTAAAACCTAAAGTAGTTCCGGTACATGACCTTCATACTAAGAATACTTTCTTTAGCGAAGAGCAACTGGCAAAAGACCCGGAAGCTCGCGAATTAGAAGATTTGGTGTTTACACACGGCAAAGCCCCATCTGTAGAGATCAACAGTTCTCAATTTGATCAACCATTCTACACTATCGATGATCTTGGTAACAAAATTCCAAGTCAGCACGCTATGACTACTTTTAACGAATTTGGAGTTAATGAAGAAGGCCAAACGGTAAGTCAAGTTCTCGAACAAGAGCGCGAAGCTAAACAATCTTTTGATGAGTTTGCGGAGCGCTGGATGAACATTCAAACAAGAATGCAACAACTCAAAACTGAGCAAAAAGAACTGGAATTGGAATTCAAAGATCAAGGTTTAGAAGTTGGTTTGTTTAAGAAAGCTATCAAATGGCGTCAACAATATCAGAAGAAAACTCAAGAAGATCGTTGGGTTGAGGGTGTTATGCGTCAATGGGCTTTAGGTTCTTCAAAATTGACCGAAGCTTTGGAAAAATTAGAGCGAGCTCAAGAAGAAACCAAAGAAGTTGGAAAGGATCGCGAACAACGTCAACAAACTTTGTTGAATAATATGACTAAAAAATTCGATGCTCGTTATGAACACGATAAACAAACTGGTCGTGGTCATTTAGACAATATGATCGAGCAGCAAGCCGTTTTCGCCAGCTTTGGAGCTCCGCGAGCAGAAGAAGAGTTCATCAAATTGGAAGAGCAAAAGAAAATTCGCGATGCGCGAAGAAAAGCCGGTTTGGAAGATTTAGCGATGTTCAGTAATGAATTACAACCAGCTAACAGAGCTCAACATAAAGAAGTCTTTGGTGAAGAATTCCATAAACGTCGTGAAGAATTTGAAGCTAAACGACGAGAAGAAGAATTGTTTGATCCGACATTGAAAGAACACCAATGGCATTTAGATTATGAACCTACAGATGTTCCGGTAACTTTTGACTTTGATGAATTGGTTAAACACGGATTGAATCAAGTTAAGAAAATGGAAGATGCGGCGTTCATTGTAAAACAAGCCCGTAAAGGTCTGTTACCACTTCCGGATGCCAACTGGGTTAAGAAATTCGATAATTTGACCAAACCGCAAATTGATGAATTGATTAAACTTGGAGCCAGAGCGGAAGATTATTTAGAGAACAAAATTGTTTGTGACCAATTATATCTCCCAGATACCGACGATCGTCGAAACGATTGGATGACTCCGGCTATGCGAATTGCTCGATGGAATCGATTAGTTCGATTAGAGAAAATCGATGGGGATGAAATCACTTACGATCCGGTAAGAGACTTCTTACAAGTTAAAGAAATTCCAGATGACGTCTAACCAGTATAACGTTATCTAAACAGCGAAAAAAGAATACCTCCTGAGTATTGCGAGAATTACCATTATGATTCCAACTTTGTTGGAGTCTGGTATTCTCGCTTTTTTTATTTTGAACTTTGAGAGTTTTGGTAACCAAAACTTTGAGGGTTAAAAAAGTTTTCGAAACTTCACTGCAAGTGAGCATTCGAATATTTTTATTGTATGTTTTATTATAATAAACAACATCTAATCACTAATAAAATCTCGAAAATTTCGATTATACCCTACAGGGTAAGTTTCGAAGATTTCGAGATTTTTTTTATTTTGAACTTTGAGAGTTTCGGTGACCAAAACTTTGCAACTCTGAAAAATTTTTTTTTTTAAGATGTTTGTTATAAAATCAAATTAAATATTAAACATTGAGTTTTGTTTAAATTAGGAGTTATTTTAGAATGTCATTATTGGATGTCTTAAAGGGAGCGAAAGAGTCTGATAATATCTTGGATCTCGTCACCGGGAAGTTAATTCCCCGCGAAAAGTTTCACTTCAAATACACACGACCGTTCGATATGGATATTATGAGCGAGCTGTTGGATCTTTATATCAGCGGTAAACTTTACCCTGCCGATTTTTATCAATTGCTTGGCCTTAAAAACGCGGAAGCGCTTCGAACTTCAATCTGCAGAACCTATCAGAAAATAAACGGATGTCGACTGCCGAAAGAATTAAAGATTGGCGTACTCTATAGGGATGACATGATCCGATCCTCAAAGGAAACTTGCTTAAAAACATATGGGTGTGAGTGGTCGAGCCAATCACCAGAAGTTAGAGCCAAAGTGGCAGCTACGTGCATTGAAAGATACGGAGCGGTGTGTTTCTTGGCTACTGTAGAAGGCCGCGAGAAAGCGATGAAAACTTTAATGGAGAGATATGGAGTAGATAACGTATTTAAGTCGCCAGAAACCCAGCAAAGAATTCGTGAAGTGCTAGTTGAGAGATACGGCGGGATTGGGTTTGCGTCTCCAATTATAAATGAACGGATAAAGCAGACGTGCGTGGAACGTTATGGGGTAGAGAATGCCGGATGCCTTCAATCCCTAACTGGCATTGGGGATTTGGATGATAATATTGCAATTTGGCGTTATAACGAACGTAAGAGATTAGAGGGTGATTCGGAGGCTTTACGAAATTTCATAATGGCAAACTTTCGCGACCGCGGATTGTATCTTCATTTAAACAATTATAATCTCATCGACCCTCGCGGCCCATCAAGCCCAGAGACGATAGTGGCGTCCCTATTGGAATCGTTGGATTTGAAATTTTCTACAAACAATCGCCCTGAATTTATGAGACATCCGGAAACTAACGCGAAGCGCGAACTGGATTTCATCCTGGATGAATATGGAATTGCTATTGAGGTAAATGGTATGTTTACCCACGATAGCGAGAATGGGTGCGGTAAAGATTATCATAGATTTAAATTTGAAAGATGTGAAGAGAATGGATTGAAGTTATTGATGTTTACCGAGAATGAAGTAGTGGACAATATTCAATTAGTTAAGGATGTTATACTTTATCATTTAGGTCTTCAGAAGAAACTTGATATCACTCGAGAATGTAAAGTTCGATTTGGTTTCAAATCAATATTTAAATCTAAGAAAGATGAATTATTTCAATTTGGCAATTTTAATCACTGGTATCCAGTGTAAGGAGCATAAATGTCATTATTAAGAGGTACGGTTATAGATAACCAAGACCCTATGCAACGAGGGAGATGTAGAGTTTATGTTTGGGGCATGCACCAAGAAGCTGACGATAATCTGCCGTGGGCAGAGACTGCGGGATCGACCATGTTTGGTCTCCACAAAGGTGTTGGTTATTCTGGCGTTCTTCAAGTAGGCACAACGGTCTGGGTTCAATTTGAACAGCAAGATATCCAGTGCCCTGTAATCGTTGGAGTCTTCGTGGGGCACGATACCGATAGTCCAGGAGATGTAAGTCCTGAAAACAGCGATTTCAATCCGGACGCCAAAGGGGATAACTACGGAAAAGTTTGGATGTTCAACACCCCAGCGGGTAACTCATTCAAAATGGATGACGCGAATCCTCAAGTTCATATCAAAACACCGAATGGCTTCGAACTTCACTTAGATGATGCTAACCGAAGAATCCGTTTGGGTACCCCTTGCGGTCCTGAAATCGTAATGGAATGTGATGGCAAACTTGTCTTATCTTCCGGTTGTGCTAAAATCACTTTAGACAAATGCGAAACTATCATTGATAGTAATGTTACCGTAAACGGTCATCTTACTGCTCAAGGGGTATTCGCCCCTAACTTATGTTATTGTAGTAGCCCAGGTTCTCGTTTTAACGGTACTTTCAATTCCCAAAACAAGAAGAATAAAGAGTGTAAGCCTCAAACGGATGATAAAGGTAATACTTCTTGTAATAAAGACTTACCTCCACAAAACGATCTTAGCACTTTAGAAGAGGAAATGGCCAAGTTGGTAGATGAAGCTAAAAACATCTATATCGACCGTAACGGTACCAAAGAACCTTTTAAAGTTTGTGAAACTAAGATGTCTCCGGAGCGTTACCAATGTTTGAAAGCTTCCGGCAAAGAAGTTCCTATTCAAATGGTTTGTGGTCTTGGGGTTCAAGCAGTTCCGCATGATGGAAATTGTGAAGAGGCTAATGCTCCTAATGATGAAACTCAAGGTAACAAAGTTGATGATGCGTGCGACCCTAATGCTAAAGGAGCAGATGCTCGTGGTATGCGTAAAATCAAACAAGCAGAGAATAAACCAGGATGGACTTATCTAGGACCAACCATAACCGGTATGAACATGCAACAAACTACCGCTTTAGCGAAGATTATGGCCTCCTCTGAAAGTGATTTCCGTGTTTCAGTGGTCAATCCGGACGGATATTTGGGTGAGTTCCAAATGGGCGCTGCTGCGTTGGTTGAAGCTGGGTTGGTAAAACGAGGTACTAGCAACAGAGGTTTAGAAAACCCTGCAAACTGGAATAACGGCTTATCGAAATCGAAATTCCTGGCAGATCGCCAATTGCAGCACAATGCTTGGGCTGCTTATACTAACAGTCAAATTAGACAATTAGGTAGTCGATATACCGGAGCAAAAGACATCAAGGATAAATTTGGTGCAGTCGCCGCGGCGCACTTATTAGGTCCTGCTGGATCTAAGAAATTAACCAATGTGGATGGCAACGGAGTTACTGGTAACAGTTATTACGATATGGCCGCGGTAGCCGCTAAACGTTGGTTATGTGATAAGTAAAGAAGTAAAAAAAAATAGTACTTTATTATAATAAAACAATCTCCAATTTATCGCGAATGCGAAATTTTGGAGATTTTTTT